GAATTGCAAAATTACTTTGATATCTTCTTTTTGATTTTTAGACCTAGTTATAGAAGGTCTATTATCCACGTATATAATTTCTCCTGAATATTTTGATACTTCAGGTTGGGATATACCACCAATAAAGGTTTGTCCAAGATAGTATGTCTTATTATTTATTACTGTAGATATACCTGTGAAGTTTGTATCTATTCCCAATACACTACTTCCTCCAAGTATATTAACTGATCCACCTGAAGTAGTTTGTGTAGTAAATCTATTCAATACAAATCCATAATCTGGATTAATTTTTTTAGTCTTATCTGTGTTAAATCCAACTAAACTTCTATCTTGCCAATATTTTAAAACACCAGTAATTTTATCATACGAAATAACTCTTCCTACTGCAGTAACTCCGACTCCTATGGTTTGACGTATCAAAGCATTTGGAGTAAATGTAGCTTGACTGTATCCAATTCCAGTAAGTTTTAATGCATATGCAGCACTAGCTTTATCCAAAGTTAATATAGAATCTCCTCCATTTGCTAATGGATTTCTTACTATACCAACTCTAGAAATTTTATTTCCAATAATAAAATCGGGATTATCGACACTATTTTCCATTCGAGCATATACCGCCACATTATATGCCCCAAGTTCTCTATAAATGTCATATCCATGCCCATCTTTAGGAGGAATTATAACATCTACAACAGCAGCAGTAGATCCAACTGGTATTCCACCTGCCCTTAAATCTAAAACAGCATGAGTGTAATCTGATCCGCCATTTGTTATAGTTACACTTTCTAATTTCGATTCACTATTAATAATTACAGTTGCCTTAGCATCAGCTCCATCTCCATAAATTGGCACATTTGTATATGATCTATTTGCCGTGCCCAGTCCAACACCTCTATTTTTAATAACTGCGACTTTTAATTGTCCGCTTGTTAAGGAATTATTTCTTACATTAAAATATTCTAAATTTGTTTCCCAATCATTTGGAACTGGAATAAAATTAGTGGATTCAAATTTTATTATGTCTGATGGTTTTATAGTATATAAGTATTTCCAAAGATAACCATCTTGACTATCTCCAGCAGATCTTGGTTCCAAATCTGTAAAATTTGGTTCATCTAAAGATGGTCTTCCATTTGGATTTTCAGGATCTGTACCATTATGAATACAAATATAAACTTTATATTCACTATTAACAATGTAGTAATTTGCAGAATATAAATTAGTTGATTTAGATGGTTGAGATAAATTTGTTCTCGATATGTCGTGTCTATACATATCATATGTGGTTCCATCTTCCCACATAACTTTTCTAACAACTGATTTAATATCACTAGACGATATTTTTTTAAGTGATATCATCGTATCCCAATAGTCATTTTCTTCATCAAATGAATCTTTTGGTGAAGGAGGGCTTGCATCCCAATCGCTTTGATAATCATCTGGATTGCTAAGCCCTACAAAAGCATAATATGAATTAGAAGACGAAGATGCAATAGAAACGAAGTTTCTAGCATTAAGAATTCTTAATTGATCAGTTATTATTGCAGACATTTTATTGGTTTTTTATTTATTTATTATCAAAGATAACCAAAATATTTCAGGGGATTTTTTCTTCTGATTATAGAAGAAGTGTCAATTCCAGAAATTCCATTTTCAGTATATGCATAGAAATTTTTTGGACTCTTTCTTGTTGGAATTGAAATTTTACCCCAAGAGAAATCTCCATAATACCCGTTATTAAACGATGTTCCAATAGAATTGAAATTGGAAACATTAACCACAACTTTAACAATATTTGTAGTTCCAACTCCTGTTACAGATGTTTGAGCGACAGAGACTTTAGCTGCTTGATATACGTTATCTACAAATTCGGATCCAATTCCAATGACTGTAAAATCAGTTCTTAGAGAAGTTAATCCATACCCAACATTTGAATTTCTTACTACAAAATAGTAACCAGTTTGTATTCCACTTATTCCTGTGCTTGTTATTGGTGAAGTATTAATAGTAGAATTTCTAACATAAGAATCACTTGGGACATAGAATGTAAATTCGATTCCTGTTGGTATTCCAACCAAAGATGTTGTGGATATTCCAATAATAATACCAAAATCTCCTTCATATGAAACATTTTTTATTCTTTCTACTTTAGAAGTTGGAGATTCTATTAATACTAATGGTGGATTAGACTGTGTATAACCAATTCCTGAGGTTATTATTCCTATAGAATTAACAGATCCAGAAGAAATATATGCAGTTGCAATCGCTACATTTGCTGAAGATATTCCAATTTTTTTCTGTATCGTTACAGATGGAGTAAATGTGTAACCAATTCCAGGATTAGTTAATGTTATAGAAGAAATTGTTCCAGCAGAGGAAACCACAGCAGTAGCAGTAGCACGTCTTATTTCATCTTGAGATATAATTTCTATATCTGAAATATATGATGTTAAAGTATTTTCTTTATAACTATCAAAGAATGTTTTTAAACTATCAACAAAAACTACAGTAGATCCAATTCCAACATTTTGAATTATATTCGTTGTTGGATAGATAAGAGGTTCATAGAGAATTCTATTTTTTCCTACTTGTTTTCCATTTATTATTCTATCTTCAGTTTGCTTCTTCCAAGTTACAGGTCTCAATAACAATTCATTTGTTGATATACCAACACCAGAATATGGAGTTGTTGAAATATCATCAGTTGCATTTATTGCCACTACTGTTCTAAATTCTTGATTTAAAAATGGATCATCCGAATTTAGTTCAACATCATCTCCAATTTGAATACTTTCAAGAATATCAACTTCCAACACATCAACATCAGCAGTTCCTCTATAGAAAAGAATGGAAGATGTATCTCCTGGTTTTAGTGCTTCAGTAAATGCTATTACACTTCCGCCTTCGAATATATAACTTTCCCCAGGAACTTGAAGAATATTATTAATAAAGACTAATAAAGTTGATTGAATGTTTATTGGAGATCCAGATTTCGCTCTAATTGTCCTTAACTGTCCATCTACTCTAATTGGGAATAATTTTCTCACCCCATCAAATAAATCATCCAGTGGATCTATTGGAAGTAAGTCCCCAACAACCCAAGATGTGAATTTATTATTATATACTTTATCTACAAAAATCTGCGCTTCTCTAAATGATGGTGATACAGTAGGATCTAATGGAATTCCAGTTAATCCACCTGTGGGAACAGTTAATATATCTCCAGGTTTGTATCCATATCCATAATTCTTAATATTAAAATCAATTATACTAGATCCTTGTCCAACTACAACATCAACTTTTGCTTCCGATCCAATTCCACTTGAAGATGAAGAATAATTTAATTTTAAATTGGTATATGATAAAGGTTGATCAAAAACTAAAATTGGAGGTTCAGTAAATCCAATTCCAGGATTTACTATAGTAACGTTTGGTGATACATTTCCTGCAATTACTGTTGTAAATCCAACAAATGTAACAGAATAAGATTCGGAATTCTCAGTTGCGTATCCAACATTAACTATACCTATTTTTGGATTAGTTAAACGTATTTTAACGGAATCGCCAGCATTTATTATAGAAGTGGATGTGCTAGATGTAGAAACTATAACGGAGGTAGTTCCAAATCCTACAATTTGCCCATCTTTTACCTTAGAACCAATATCAATAAGTCTATTATTATAATATGAAAGTTTATTTAAAATTCCATTATTATTAATAATAGAAATTATAGTTGATCCGATAGAAACTGTTTCTACGACCTCAGTAATTACTTCTATACTTTCAGTTGCTCTATATCCAGATCCAGTATTTCCTACACTAATGGATGTTATTGTTCCTGCTATCGATACTGTAGCAGTTCCACCAGCAGAAATTAAAGGTTGATATCCAAGTCCTCCTGTAGATCCAAATGAAACTATAACACCACCATAAGGAAGTTTAGACTGATTTATATCATACGGAGTAGATGAAGCAGTCCCAACAAATGTAATTGTGGATATTCCAGAAACTTCATTTAAGTAGAATGCTCCTTCAATATCAACAGCACCCAATCTTCTTGGTTGTTGGAATATTCCATCAATTAATACGATAGAATTGCCAGTTGAAAATCCAGAAACGTTATTACCAGATGAAGTTAATGTGTATGATGTAGTAATACCATTAAATTCTTGAGATAAACTATCAAAAATATAATTTTTTGAATATGGTTCATTTGCAGTATCTGGAACCGAAGATCTTAAGAATGTTCTTCCATTAAAAGTTGAGAATGTAGTTATACCAGTATAATCTCTATCATTAGGTCTATTCGTAATAGTTCCTATCGGACTCTTTCCTGCAGGAGCTTCAATAAAGTTTATTGTATTTCCTACGATGTTATAATCCCCTTCAATTTTTCTAATCAATGATCCTGCAGTATGGAATCCAAGATTTGTTCCCATCCAAGGTCTTTGAACCAATACTAAATTGGAGTCCGCGATTCCAGTTTTATTAATTCGCATAATTTCATCATCAATTCTAATAAGCTCACCACTAAAGAATGAAGTAATTCCAACAAAATTCAAAATACTATCACTTGTTTCTGAATCAGAAGCAAGAAGTGTTGTTACTGATGATCCAACTATTGGAGATTGTATAAAGTTGTCAATTGCAATTAAACATCTAGAGTTTTGATTTTTCGCTGTAAATTTATGGAATGAACCAATTCCAACACTTCTCAATTGAATTTCTGTGGGAATAGATTTTAAAGCATTTTCAGCAGTATCTGATACTCTAATGGTAGATGTATTTACAGTTATTGCGTAGAGTTTATTTGGAAGAATATCTGTAGTTCCAATACCAGCAATACTTGATGTAACAATTCCAATAGGAGTATGAACTCCATCATCAAGATAACTATAAGAAATTTCTTCCCCAGTTACATAGAAGTGATTTGGTATAGTAAATGTATTATTTGCAATATTTACAATATTTGAGTTATTACCTAAGAATTCTTTCTGGAAAACTGGCTCATTTTCATAAGTTAATTCAAATGATTTTCGTATATCTTTAGATGTTCCTTCATATAAACCATAACCAGTATCAATAGATGCATTATTCAATACTATCTCATAATTAAGAGATCCAGCATTAATAAGACTTAACGCATTTTGGAACACTCTAACTTGTGTGTTAATATTTGGAATAGGAGTAAATTCAAAATTAATGTTCGTTCCAGAAACAGTAGCACCAAAAGTTCCAAGACCAATATGCGTTCTTACTGGAGCATAATCTACTAAATATGCTCTATTTCTATCATTAATTACAATAGTTTCTAAAAATTCATAACGATTATTTGTAGTATCTTCTACAGAAATCAGATAATATGCGCCAGAATATGGATTATCATAAGAAGCAATTGTATTTTGAACTGGAGTGGATGTTGATCCAATTCCAATATAATGTGATGAGAATTTGGTATTATTTAAAGTTACTGTAGAAACTCCAGAAGATGTAGTATCACCTATAGCAACAGTAATGCTATAAAAATGTGAAGTATGAGCTAGGGCAACATTTGGAGTAAAATCTAGATTGATATTTGGACCAGAATAGTAGAAGTGATACGTTCCTAATCCAGAAGACGTTTCAGAAGATGCATTAGACATCAATCCATAATCCAAAACATGAATATCAGTCCCATCATGAACTAAAGAAAATTCTATAAATTCTAGATCCTGTAAATTCAATGCTTCAATTCCAACCAAGATTTTTGCGGATCTATTTGTTTTTGGAATAGTTAAAATATTGGATGGTCCAGTTGAACCTGAATTAACATATTTTGTTGTCGCTGCAATACCAACAACACCAAGAGAAGTGGAATCACTTCCATCCAAATAATCATTCATATTATATGAAATATATGAAATATCATAATCATTCACTTCAAAATTGACTGGATAGAACAGAAGTTTTCCTTCATCTCCACTAATAACAAAATCAAAAGAACCAAGATTTCTAGCTGTATCAATTCTTCCATATTGATTCAAATATGAATCAAAACTATCATACATCATACTAATAATGGAAAATTGTCTTTCACCAATAAATCTTTGATCTCTTACATAAGTAATATACTTTTTAAATCTCTCGTTTTCCAGTCTAAAACTATCTACAATACTAAATGGAGTAGATCTAGGAGTGTTATTAAATCTGGGACTTACATCGTCAAAAAGTAATACTCTATTTCCAATAGATTCAAAATAGTCTTGAAGATCTCTGGAATTAAATATTACCTCATTAGATATGTTAGTAGATCCAATTTTTATAGTTTTCTCTGATGCTAGATCAAAATCTACAATACAATTTAAATCTACAACTTCAACTATATCAGAAAATGTATCAACAGAAATTCCAGAAATTTCTTCAGATACCACAGAAACGAATAAATCCGAATTACTGGAATCTGAAGTGGATTCCATCTGCAAATCTGAGAACTTTTTATATCCAGATACATGGTTTAAAGAACTTACATAAGAATTCCAATCATCATACTCAACTTTAGATTTTAAAGAATATGAAAAATATTGATAATAATCGCTGTCATGAATTCTTTGAGTATTATCATTCAAAAATCCTATTGTATCTTGCCATCCATCAATAACTAATCCAGATGAATTTAAAGTATAATATCCACTAGAATTTTCAACATATACAATTTTGGATCTTGTATCTGTTATCTCACCATAAATTTCATCATTTATATTAAAACTATCTTTAGATATTATTTTTAATATATCATTTTCTTTATCTGTAGCAATAACTTTGGATCTTACTTTTCCATTTGTTATGTATTCACCTATTTTATAACTACCCTTTTCTATTTTAATTTCAAATGTAGGGAAGTATTTTTCTGGTATTACTAATCCATTTGAAAGTAAAGGATAGAAAGTTCCTGGAGTTTCATCACCAGAAATAAACTCTTTAATATTAAAAGTAATAGATGAATTCGATCCTCCAATGTTTGGATCTCTACTCTTTACTACAAATGGTTTGTAATTATAATTTGAAGAATTATAACCCTTTCCAATTGTCCCAACTCCTACACTTACATTTTCAATTATAAAAGTATCATTTATTTCAAATGGAAAATCATTTAAAGAACTATAACTTACACCCAATCCAACGATAACGTCTTTAGTAGTAGAGTTATAATTCATTGATATAATAGGAATCCCATTAGTATTACTAATCGGAACAATTTTAACAGAAGATCCAGTTATAGAATTAGTATTTTTTACAATAGAAACATAATTTTCAGACGATGAATATTGCAATTCAACATCGTTCAATATAATATTTTTTATTGGATCTACCAGTATTAATTTTGGATCTGTAGTATAATTTATTCCAGGGGTCAATTTTTTAATATATTCAAGTTTTCCTAAAGGAGATATTAATATAATTTGTGGTAATTTAAATTGTGGTTTTAAAGTTGTATCAGAAGGAAATCCAAATCCAATATCTTTAACTTCAATTTTTTTGGGTACTCCAATATTTAAACCAATCGGATAAATTAGAGAATCTTTTCCAGCATTTGAATTTATAAGTGATATTGAAGGTAAAGATTTAAAGTTCTTTGTCGAATATGGTTGAACTTTATATATTCCTCCAGTTTCAGTTTTAGATGATGTGAAATATGAAATATTAGTGTTTCCATCATTTGAATAGAATGATTCTTCTGGAGTCAATGGAAGATAGAATTCAAAATTTGTAGAACCAATGCCAACTTTATTGATACTATGTTTTCCACTATAGTCACTATAATCTATTAATACTGTATTATTATTTTGTATATTTTCATTATCAACTAAAATATCTTTTTTAGTTTGAGATATTTTATCTAAATTTATTGGATTTACTTTATAGTATAATACTGTAGGATCGGAAAATTGAAGTTCTATTCTTGCATTAGTATCAATTCCAACGTTACCATACTGAATAATTTGAGGTTGAGTTGTGAATTGATATTCATCATTAAATTGATTATCGACGTAGAAATTTAATTTAAAGGCAGAATATAATCTAGATCCAACATTATATGACAATGAAGAATCAGAAAGGTCAAATATAGTTTTTCTTCCAATTTGCAATTTTAATAATGGATTAATTAATCCAATTTCTCCAGTAGAGGCAGAACCAATATTTACATAATTTGGATCTAAACTTAAAGATTCATAATAAGAATCGCATAATCTTATAGTATTTTCATCCACAACATTAACATAATAAATCTTATTATTAATAAGATTTGTTGATGGTGAATTTGAAGTATATACTACTTTTTGACCTGTAAGGAATCTGTGATTTACGATTGTTATAGTATCACTGATTGGATCTATATCTAAATTACTGAATTCGTAGTTTCCTACTAAAATTCTTCTATTATAATCATTATATTTAACTTTTACAGTGGTAGTTATGCCAATATTTTTAACAAATAAATCCACAGAATCATTTACTCTCATATTATGAGTAGATGCTAAAGATACCACCACACTTCCTTTTTTAATCTGGAATGGTTTTATATTATTATAGTTGGTTTTAAAACTATGATTTGTTCCAGATCCATTTGATATAAAATATATCAAATTATTAGTTGATGTTATTCCAACATAATTTCCCGTAGATCCAAGTCCAACAACAGAAGTTGATATACCTATAAAATCATTTGATAATACTACAGCATAAACTTCTGACTCATCGGTGAGATTATAATTAGTAATTCCATCTAAAGATACATCAAGTCCCGAACCACCATTTGAATTGTATATAATCTTAGTCCCATTCTCTATTTGGTGATTTGGAATATAGATTGATCTGATTGGAGCAAATATTTGAGTTGCGCCAATTCCAGGATTCGATATTGTTAGTGTAGATCCAATTCCAATTGTCCCAATACCAACAGATTCGGATGGAGTAAAATAATATTCTTTATTCGTTTTTATATTATTTGATGATGTATTTTGGGGTAAATTAACGTAAAACTTTCTAGTATTTTCAGTTAAAGATTCACCTGTTGTGTATGCTAATCCAACAGTTCCATCATATGCCCTTTGCACCCTAATTCTAGATGAAAGAATATCCACCTCCAGAATTTTAACTTTCTCATCTCTAATACTGTATACATCATTCGTTGTTATATTTGGATAAGATAATGGTCCATAGACATCAAAATAAGTTATTATTCCAGTAATAGATGTGTCTGAAACACCCCTACTTAAAAATAAAACATTATTCTTGATCCTTATTTCAAAAGGTTGATTTAATTTAAAATTAAAAGTATTTGTTCCAATTCCACTAAAGAATATAGGTTGCCTATCAATTAAATTATGTGTAGAAGTACAAAAACCAATATAATTTCCATATGGGTCCGAATTTGAAATTATTTCTACATTGTTAATTTTTTCACCTTTATATGATATGTTAGAAATTTCTCTACCAACAATACTTTTTATTTTTCCGTAAATTTCTTCATCATTGAAATTTACCGTATCATCAACTCTATATCCACTTCCAGAATATAAAACCGATATATCAGTGACATTATTTGATGAAACATCCTTTACAAAATTATAAATTGGTTTAATTTTATTTGGATTTAATATGTAATTGTAACCTGATGTTTCGGATTCTAAATTATAATGATCTGTATATCTAACTTTGTTTTCAGTATTGAAATTTTGTAAAGATAAAGCATTTCCAAAATTATCTTCAGATGGAATATGTTTATAAGTATTTCCAATAATATATGGGAACGTTGGTTTTTTATAGTTAGTGAATGGACCAGAAGTTTCAACTTGACCATCACTTATTGTAGAAAAATATGCATATATTCCATTTGGATATTCTGGAGTTATAGTATATCTTCCATTATGTTGATCAAGGTCTCCATTATCAACAAAATCATAATCCTCTACAAAAAATCCTTCTGGATATAAATTAACGCTAGGTCTTTTTGATTTTAAAGACGATACATATCCAGATTTCATTAATTTGACATTTCCCCCAGTTGGAGTTTCGTATCCATATGGGCCATAAATTGGATTGCCATCATATGCCCATCCAATTATTGGGGAATGATATGTAGTCTCAACTTCTTTTGAATTGACCAGACTTAGATCTGGTAGATATATTGTTTCTCCATCTGATACTTTTGATCCAAGTATTGTTCTACGTAAATTTCTGGGAGCATATAAATGATAATATTGAAGGGTTCTACCCAAAGAACTATTTTTTTCCAAGATTCCATCATCTTGGGTTATTGTATCCTTCTTTATTAATTTTTCTACATTATTGACAGTCCATTTTTTCGAATTAAATTTAAGTTGGCATCTTCCACCGATAGTTGAAACTTGTAAGGTTGTTTCTCCTTTAATATATCCATATCCACCATTTATGACCTTAACCTCCACAATAGATCCATTCTCTACTATTGGAGTTAATATTGCTCCAGATCCAACAAATGAATTAATAACAATTAATGGCAAATCTGTATAATTGGAACCACTATTTTGTACATTCACACCAATTATTGTCCCGTTAGAAATTATAGGGAATAATTGAGCTCCACTACCACTATCAAGTCTATATGAAGGTTGTCTATTGTAATTTAATATTTCTTCTGAACCATAATAATCACCAGCATTATAAACAAAAATTGAAGTAATATTTCCTATTACAATTGGAGATATTACAGCACTAAAATCTTGCCCGCTTAGCGTTGAAATTCCAATTTTTCCTGTAATTTTAGCTTCTATTGGAGGATAATTAAAATAATGAACTCCAGATCCAACAGATGAGAAATTTATATATTCCCCTTTGTTGATATAATAATTTGAAGCAGTTGTCCCAACACCAACGGAAGATAATTTGAATCTATTGGTATCAATCTTTGTTACATAATATGATGATGCCGAAGTTAATCCGCTTATTGGAGTTTCCGAGGCATTATATACTATAACTTCTCCAGTTTCATATCCATGATTCGTTATTGTTATACTATTCGATATTGTGCTTATTCCAGAAGAAGTTGCTTGAATTAATCTATTTTTATACCCTTCTCCATTATTTTCGATAACGAACCTTTGAATCTTTTTCTTAGTGGAATACGATTCTATAGAATGTTTTCCTATTCCATAAGAAGTAATATTTACAGTGTTTATTCCAGATACTGCATCTAATTCTACATTATGGATAGTTATAGATTTTGAATTTAAAGTTTTTATATAATAAATTGAATTATCAGTTAATCCTCCAATTGCAGTTTGATTAAATGCTCGGTAAATAACTTTTTCGTAATCTCTAAATTTATGATCTTCGGAAAATGTTATTACATTTGTAGATAAATTAACGTTGTTAAAATCTTCGGATTTGAAAAACTCTTCATGTTTGAATGATGCTAATTCAGCTCTAACTAAAGCTCCTTTTCCACCTCCTCCAATTATATCTACAATAGGAGTATCAATATAATCAAATCCAGGATCTACTAATTTTATTCCAGCCAAAGATCCTGCAACCCCAACATATCCTTTAGCAAAATCGTTTGTGGATCTTTGGGAATCATTTTTATCAGTAATTATTAATCTAGGAGGATTCACTACATCGTAGTCATTTCCTCCATCCAAAACATCTATACTTTCTATCTCACCATAATAAACTAAATCTGAAGACTTATAATTAAGGATTTCTACACCATTAATTAAAATGCCAGTATTTTGGTTTGGTTTAGTTTCATAAAAATCTAAAGAATCCCTTTTTTGTAATTCTGGAATTTTTTTCAATAACTTATATGGGACAAAATTATTATCATAATATTTTTCTAGTATAATCGTGCTGTTAGTAACGTTTCCAACTAGATTTATGAATTTATTTCCATAAATTGCAGACTTACTTCTGGATAATTTAATTCTGGATGAACTTATTCTTTTAACATAATATAAACCAAAGTCTATATTTAAAGTATTGCTCGAACTTTGCGGAATGTAATATACAGCATCCCCAGTTAGGAATGAATGTGTTCCAATCTCAAGTTCTTCTCCATTAAAATTACCACTAAAAGATACAGAATATTTTTTTATATCAAGTGTTAAATTTAAATATGAAGGTAAAGAATTTGATGTAACAAAACTATCACCTTGATAAAAGTCATAATATACATTTGTGACATTTGAAGTCACTTGATCTATAAAAGAGTCGCCAGTATTAACGTATGATATTTGTCTTTCTATATAATAACTTCCAGTAAGATCTATTTCACCCTGTTGTGATTCTACAACTAAAGACCTTTTATTGTTTAATGATGTAACTTTAAGATTGTTTTTGTTATCTTTGGTATCATATAAAACTAAACTATCTCCAACGTAAATATACGAGTCATCATAAAGACTGATAGAATACGAAAAATTAGAAGAATCTACCAGGGTTATATTTTTGACATAATAATAAATTGAATTATTATATAACCAAGATGTATGAATTGGTCTATTACCAGATAATCCAATATTATCAATTATAACAGGATCATTTTTCGAATATCCTCCGATTGGATTTATAAAAACAGAATCGGAAATTACAGAAGTAATTTTAAACTCAATTTTATTGTTATTTGGATCATATCCATAAGAATAATTACTATCTCCAACATCACTTCCAGATGGAATATCGAAAGTTATTCCAGAACATTCTAAAAATTGATTTAGATTTCTATCGTAATATGTTACTAATTTAGTAGTACCATCGGGAAGTTTAATTAATAATTCTCCTTCATTTGGAAATCCAATAGTAGAATCAACTGTTACAAAGGTAGAATTTTTTGTTATATTTGAGGTTGCTTTTGTTTTTGGGCTTACATTAAAATTTCCGTATATTGTTCCACTTGAAATATTAATATCTCTATTATAGTCATTATCTAAACTGATCTTATAATAAATTTTATCCCCTCTTTTTATTTCTTCAACATCCAATACTGTAGCAAAAGATTGATTGGATGAATTTATTTTATTTTGATATATGGTTTTTCCAACAAGATTTAAAATATTTCTATTATCACACTCTACAACTAATTTTTGAGCTCTGCGATATTTTGATGCTGATGGAGATATTACGTTATCTGAAGGTTTTAATACCTTTACCTTTTCTCCATACAAAGCATTGAAAAGAATCGTAAAAGATTTATCAGATCCTTTTGATGAATAAAAATCTTTTACCTGTTTAATAAAAAGTTTTTCATTTACATTTTCATTAAACGTTACCCCTTCAAATCCAGGAGCAATTTGCTTCTTTATCTTATATAAAAACTCTTTTAAAAATAGAGCACTTAAGTTTGAAATTGCACTACCATCTACATGATCATCAGAATTGGTAGTGGAAAAAATTAATTTGTCATTTTTTCCATTGAGATCACTTACTCCACTAAATCCTCTGATACATTCTTCAAAACTATTATCAGTTTTGGATTTATATGTAATGATTTCATTATCAATCTGTATTATTCCATACTTGTCTGGGAACCCTACTGTGGATGTTGCCAGAATTGAAGTAGCGAACTGATCAATATCGCCAATTAAATTGGTAGATTCAGATACACTTTTGATATTATCAATTTTTGCATATTGATCAATATTATTCAGTATATCTGATGGACCACCTGGTATTTCTAAAGATTTATAATACTGCGATAAAAATTCAGATACGAGAGGAAATTCCTCCGTAACAAATGATGGAAGTTGATTTTCAACAATCTCGCTGATATTAACTCTTGAATTTACCATATTATTTTAATATTTGTGGTCCGTTTGGATAACTTGAAGTTACTAGGTATGTGCTTCCAGAGGAATCTGCTCCAGAAGAAATATCATCAGGAAGTATAGTCAATTTACTTCTATTAATATCTATCTGCAAATATAAATCCTGTAATCCGATAACATCATTAGATTTTGGAATCGCAGAAATCATAACAACTGGTTCTCCATCTTGTAAGAGTTCAGTAGAAGTTATGGCAATAGATTCCAAATATATTTCACCTGTTTCATAATTAACTTTACCAACTTCATTGAAGTAGTTTAATGTTTCACCATCAAATAAAAATATTTTTCCTGTTGTTGGATTATCTAAATTTGGAACATCGAACAAATAAACCAAATTATCAAGTCCCTCTATTCTAAATCCAGACGACTTTATATTTTGTCCCTGAATATTTTTGACATGAAACTCATTTCCAAAACAAATTTCATAATTTCCAATAGCATTTATATCTACTTTAAGATCCCTTCTCATTGAAATCTTAGTAATATTCGAGGTTATTGCCGAATTGCTATCATCTACCAACTTTAGGAATTTACTATATTTAAATCTTGCTCCGTATCTATTAACTTCGCTAGATTTTGTATATTCCAAAATATTATTATAAACTATATTTGTAACCACATTTTCATTGGAAACCATATTTTTATTATAATAAACTGTAGTATCATATTCAATGTGAAGATACTTCAGATCCATAAACTCTGGAACAATTCCAGCAACGGAATATTTTCTTAATTCCGATCTAATAAAATCTTTAGTTGCAGAGGAAACATAAAATCCATTTGTTGGTTTGATTGCAATATAAACTCTTCCATATTTTGGTGGTTCCATAGTTTCACCACCAAAAACGGAAATAGATTCAGTTTCTGGATATATTTGTGGTATTAATGCCTCATAATCACCTGCAGTAACTGCTCTATTTTGTGTGGAATATATTTTGGGGGCATATTTTTTAATATAACTTATGGATTCAATTTCTTTTCCTCCACTTGTTGATCCTTCGGAAGTAACGAAAGAAATCTCGGAATTAACGATGCTCCCATCGTTTGCAACCAATTTTCCAGCATAACTAAAGTTCGATATTCCATTTGCAACTTCACCATTAGTTACAACATAAGAAACTGTTACATAGTTTCCTGGAAGAAGTTTTCTACCAAATAATCCATCACCAAAAAGCAATTCGTATCTTTCATCCTCAATTTCTTGAATCAAAAATATTTTTGATGTCGAATCGATATTTGCAATGCTGTCAATATGCTTAAAGACTTTAGAATCACTCGACAGAGCAGTATCTTTGACTATTACGGATATGGTTGATGTATCTATTCCAGAGTTGTCTAATATAAATCTTTGATAATTTGTGCTATCTACAGTAAAGTTTTGAGTAATTAACGTCCCTTCATAGATTATAATGTTTTCAAAAGATGCTATTCCATCTACAACGGGAACAGTAATGTCTTCGGGAATTGAAAATGAGTTACTCTCTCTACCAAAAGTAGTTAAAGTAGTGAAACAAATTCCCTTTTTAAGAGTCAAAGTCAGTGGTTTAACATTTAAACCAGAAAGATCTACGAAAAAAGAAACTTTTGCTCTCGATGAAGTCCTTGATCTGGGGACGTAACCAATATTTCTTGCAAGAGAAACGACATTTTCTCTAAGTGTAGCACCGTCAAGAAATAATTCATTGCTAACCATATTAGCATTATATGAATTGATGTATGTGTTATACGCCAACACATCAATCAATACAGATAAACTAGACCCCTCAAAGTCATAATCTGTAAAATTGGAATTCGTTCTTATATAATCTTTTATCGAAGTCTTGATGTCTTCGAAATCTAAATTTGTGAAATTAACTAATGCCATTATCGTGTTGGAGTGAGTGCAAATGATAACTGTTGAGTTGGCACATCAATTCCTATAATTTTATATTTTATTACTATATCGAATTGATTTTCATCGTAATTTGGTTCAACATCTAATGATACGAGAGACACTCTAGGCTCGTAATTATTAATTACATACTCAATTTCGTTTCTTATGAAAATTGAAGTGCTTCTGTCAAGATTTTCAAAGAGAAGTCTAGATACTTCGGATCCCAATTGACTATTAAAGAACCTTTCTCCTTTCTGAGTAAGAACTAAATTGCGAATAGAACGTGCTATTGCTCTTTCATTAGTGATTGTCAGAATATCACGAGTCAAAGGATGACTCTGTAACGTTAAACTGACATCTTTGAAGGGTTTGCTAACACGTTCTAATGGCATTTATTGTATCATAGAGGTCAATTATAACTTATTTATTACATTTATTTTAACTTTTGGTGCCATAAACGGGTTCAGTTCCATACTCCCAGTCATCATAGTCCGCATCATTTCTAATTTTCTGGTGTAATTCATTTTGAATTGTCAAATTATGCTTTTTAACGGCATAATCATCGTTCATAATCTCTGAAATCATCTGTTTTGGTTGATTTTGTGGAGATTTATAGTCCGTCACCAGACTATTTGTTCCCCACATGTCCATCATATACTCTTTATTTCGATCTGATTGTTTTCCCATGACGGTTTTTCCGATTTTTAGAGTTAAATCAGAACTTTTTACGGGGTTCCTATCCCGAGTCGCACAAGGTCCGAATCGTTTCTAAGAATTTCTAAGAGATATTCCTCCTCCCAAAGGTCATAATACTCGGTTCTACTCAAAATCTCTCTAAATCTTCTAAGTTTTTCCTTTGGTTGGGCAAGAATTAGATTATATTTGCCATTATTTGTTTGAATTCCGTTGATATAAGTATAAGATGCACAGTCCTCAAAATATTCCCACTTTTCATAAAGAGTATTGTAAATTTCCACCCAGTCTTGAATTTCTTCAAGTGTATGGTGCAAACCAACAACAAATATTATAACATCAAATCCCTCAATAGGGTCTAAATTTTCGATGTTACTTTCTATAATCTTATATTTTGATTTTGATGCAAAAGGACAAATAGCAAATCCTTTTAATTCTGGTCTAGCTTCAGAGACATGTTGAATCCAATTTAAAATATCCTTTTCAATTGGACTTAACATAAACTCAAACATTCTTATATTGTATCTATACAATAAAAAAGACATCCTTGCGGATGCCTTAAGAATTATTTACCTTGTCCCCTGTACTTCTTCTTTGCCTTATTACGAGAGGTAGCAGAGTATTTGGTTCCACCACCTTGACCTTGAAGAGTCTTTTTCTGTTTGGGTTCAATTACAATTTTATTCGTAAGTGACGGTCGTTTTGCCATTAAATTTCCTCCAGTTCAATTTCATTTACATCATACTCCTCGTTCTCATAATATTCTTGAGCGAGGTTTTCAAGAACATCAACACATTCTTCATGTGTGAGGTTCTGATATATCTTACGTCCTCTGTATAAGATATTAAAGGTCATCAGATAACGCGGGTCTTCTCGTGTCCTACTCGAATACGGGGATCACACCAAATCTTAAATCCTTCTGCAATTGCATCGAGACAGAACGAAACGTCTTCTCCACACATATCCTGAACTGCACCAGATTCAAAGACTTGCATCTTAGGAGCAAACCAAGGATACTCAAGGTTTTCAAATACTCCCTTCTTAATCAGAACCCAACCAAATCCAGTGTAATCAACGGTGAATGGTTTCTTACGCTTGGAGATCGAATCAACAGTCTCGTGATTCATTACACCACCATTCTTACGGAAATCATCTTCCTCAAGCCAGTGTGCAACGGAGGTTGTGTGACCATCTTCGGTTGCATACCATCCAGCAACAACTTCTTTCTCTTCACCTTCTTCAGAGAGGGCAAGATCACAGAGTTGCCAGAACTTTTCGCTGTTGAATACAATGTCACTATCAATCCACAGTTGGTAATCATAATCCAACTTACCATCCCAAGGCACCTGTTTGGGTCCTCGGAGAACATTCGCACCCAACACCTTACAACGTGCAAAATTGACCATGGATGAATAATCTTGAGAAATTTGAATACTCATTCCGTTTTGCACAAGGTCAAAACACAGTTGCACAAATGCTTTCAGAAAGATAAACGAACACCCTCTGCCAGGAAGGCAGAAAACAATCGATTTTCCTTTCATTCTTTCTTTGATCGCACCGTAGTCCCAACTATCGGTTTCAGTGGGCTTCGGTGGGTTCGCTTTTACAGTAAATCCTTTTGCCATAGAGATAACATTACTTCCTTCAAATTCTATCTTTTATTTCGTCAATTGTCAATGAGAAGACTCTAAGTTTAGGTTCTTATTTGATGTGAGTTCTACGAATGTGAGGTCCTCTACACTATAGTCTGTCTTCATTAAACCTACCATATTCTTCAATGTATTCCAAGTGATCTCAAACTCTTCTTCCTTCAAAGAATGGAAAATGCAGCGTTCCTTGGCGTATATGTGGTAAATTTTTTCCATTATTAATTAATTGACAACCGCTTTATATATAAGCACTAAAATAAATCCGAGTGGTAATAACACTACCTTCGGATACCTTATTAACCATCCAGCAAGCACAACCTTCCAAAAGTTCCAGTAGGGGGTTTGATGGCGATTTTTTCTACGCGAAATTTTTTTATAATACACGGAATCAATCTTTGAATTTGGTTGAGGTCTTGTTGAATATTTTTCAGTCGCTTGGGGACCTTTGTAGGTTACATAGGACCCATTTTTTAATAAGGGGGGGGCGCACGGCGCCCGCCATAACGATAACGTTATATCGTATAACTGTCCTGCTGAAAGAACGAATGACGGGGAGGGGGACGGTCCTGAGACTGTCCCCCATAAGGATCAGCGGATCACCAGAGGGTGTACGTCGCTGGCGTGAGTCTCTGCCCACTGGGCGGCGAGCAGAGTAGCGGTGTGACCCACGGGATCGGTGATCCGATTGAACTTGCTGCCGTCGTTGCGATAGGCGACCCACAGGATCTGGCGATCGGTCAGGCGGGAGGCGGGGGAGAAGCGCATCGGTCTTTTGCGGTTTGCTCTGGAATTCTACAGGGTGTGTGGGGCACCCGTCAAGGTGCCCCGTAGAGATCAGTATCCCATCCAAGTCAGCAGTTCGCCAGCATCGATGCCGCCGATGCCCCAGCGGTCAGCGGTGCCATACTCCTCCAGAAAGGCATCCGTGATGCTGTGCAGGTCAGCAGCATAGAGGGCATCGTCATAAGTGATGCACCCGCAGTCGTCGGCGATGGTCAGCAGTTGCTCGGTGAAGGTCTCAGGCATGGTTCCCTTGCGGTTTGCTCTGGAATTCTACAGGGTCAGGGGGCAGGCGTCAACCTGCCCCGTGAGGATCAGATCCTCTCCAGATCGCCGTGCTGCAGAGCACGGTGGAGCAGGCGGCCCCAGGAGGTTGCCTCCCGTGCCTCGGGATCCTGCAGGAGGTCAGTCCAGCGAACAGCAGCGCCGTGATCCTCAAAGGCGAAGCGGTATTCGGTGCTGCTGCTGGTGTAGGTCACCAGCAGGTCGAAGGTGCCCTGCAGGTCACCTGGCACGATCGCCAGGTGGGAGATGGCGCTGCTGTTCACTGAGGCGGCGGCGATGGCGGTTGCGGTGGTCATCGGATCGGTTGCGGTTGCTTGCTAATGGTAGACGATGAAGGGGCAGGCGTCAACCTGCCCCCGTGGCGTTTAGAGGGTGTATTCGGGGCGGGTGCCGTTGATCTCATCTCCCAGGCGGGAGATGGGGCGCTGCCCCTTGTGATCGAGGTGGCACACAGGAGGGACTCCACCGATGCGGTTCTGTGCCCGCAGGATCAGCGCATCCTGTGCGGTCACCCGTGCCACGGGTGTGTGGGGAGCAACGCCAAACACGGTGGAGCACTGCGGGCGATCAACGGGTTGAAAGGCGGCGCTGGCGGGAGCATCGCGGTGGAGGGTGCAGGCGCTGATAAAGGTGGTGATCATCAGTCTGAGGATGGTGCGGGGTCCGTTTGCCCCGCTTGTGAGAATTGTAGTCTATGGGTGGGGCAGGCGTCAACCTGCCCCGTAGGGGTCACCAGAGCAGGTCAGCGATTGCTTCCAGGCGCTGCTGGCGGGATACCAGTTCCTTCAGGATGGCCCGCTCCTCCTTGGCGGTGGGGTTGCCTTCCCACAGCCACTCCTCCAGTTGGAAGGAGGTCAGGTCGTCGAAGGCGGTGGCGATGGTTCCGTCCAGCATGGGGTGGGGTGCGGTTTGCTCTGGAATTCTACAGGGTG